CTAATCTTTATCAAGTTTTTCTTTCACATCATCAACGGTATCTTTAACGGCATCTTTGGCATCGTCTAATTTTTCTTTTACTTTGCCAAGCACGCCTTCAGCCTTACCTTGTGCTTCACGGGCCTTATCACCAGTAACTTTACCTTCAACTTCTTTAGCTTTACCGGAGATTTTGTCCTTAGTGCTGTCAATTTTACCATCTAAGCTCATAGATATTACCTCCTTTTGGTGTACCATCATTGTCCTATATTTGGAGTTATATTGCAAACAACTTATTTTTGGAGGCGAACGGATTGCAATGGACAGATGAACAGATCGGAACGATGCGCAAGCTCGCCTCTGAAGGCTTTACCAGACGTGAGACAGCAGACGAGCTAGGAATTAGCTACGATGCAGTCCAGAAGAAATCGCGGCGGCTTGGAATTGAGTTCCAGCCACCCATGACGAACGAGTACGATTCAGATGGTACACAGTCTAGCGATACGATCCTGAAGGTCGTCAGGGGCCACAAAATGACGCCTAGAGAGGTTTTGGAAGCTCACGGGTATGATTACACTAAGTGGGAGCTTCTACGCGCTACAAGCAATTACTGGAAGCAGAAGCCTGAAGCAACGCTCTTCCAGAGCAAGATACAAATTAGGCCGTTAGTTGATGCTGAACAATACGAATCGTTGATGAATGACATCATCACACACAAGGAGCCATACCAAGCTAAGGCTCCTATTTTTGTGGAATCAGATCGCTATCTGGTCATTCCTGCTTTTGATACACATTTCAACGGTCACACGTTTGATGTCTATGCCGAATCATTGAAGCGGCAGCTAGATATCATTCAACGCGGCCACTACGCCAAAATATTGCTCATTCTTGGCGGTGATCTTGCTCATGTGGATAATATCAACTCAACCACAGCAAAGGGCACACAGCTAGAAACAACTGACTTAGGCGAGACTGTGAACGAAATGGAGCAATACTTCGAGACATTGATTGAAGCAATCATTAAGAACGCCAATGAGTGTGAGGTCATGTATGCGCCAGGCAATCACGACCCGTCAGTTGGATATATGTTCGCTCGTCTATTGAAACGCGCCTACAGCAACCAAACAAACATCACTTGGGACATATCACTGAAGCATTACAAGGGAGCGATGTTAGGCCACAACTTCATTGGTGCCACTCACGGAGATAAGGGCAAGAACAACTATCTTGCAAAGTATCTCGATGAGTTCGGTTTCATGTTGGGTACAGCGCAGAACCGCGAGCTGTTTACGGGGCATCTCCATTCAGAGATGAGTAAAGACCTAGGCGGATTCGTTCAGCGTCAAGTATCGACACGCAAGCCAACAGACCGCTGGACTGATGATATTGGCGTGGTTGCTCACAAAACGTTTGAGCTGGTAGAATACAGCGATCATGATACCCGTGCCATTTACTATGTGTGAGGTGATTTCATGGCTCAAATGGTGATGACCAAGTTCGGATACATGTCGAAGGCTGAGGCCTCAATCATCGGGAAACTCGCAAAAGAGGAAGCTCAGAAGAAAGCTCAGGAAGACAAGAAAAAGCGCGGGAGGTGTGGTGATATGTGATGGCAAAGCGAAAACTAACGGCCAAGCAGCGCAAGTTCGTCGACAAGTACGTCGAGACCGGGAACGCCAAAGAGGCCGCCATTGAAGCAGGTTACAGCATTAACACCGCCAAACAGATGGGGACTGAAAACCTGTCTAAACCTGTCCTGAAAGAGGCCATCGAGGCCCGCATGGCAGAAATGGCAAGTAACACGATTGCCAGCGCCAAAGAGGTGCTCGAGTACTACACGAAGGTCATACGGGGCACCGCTCGCGAAACAGTGGTCGTTGACGGCATCAATGGGCCTAAGCAGGTGGACAATCCACCGACAATCAAGGACAGACTGGCGGCGGGTAAAGAGCTGCTCAAGCGCTACCCAGATAATGACCAGATGCTCAAGGCACAGATTGCCAAGCTGAAAGCGGATGCCCGCAAATCGAAGGCCGAGGCTGACATCATGGAAGCTAAAGCCAAACGTGAGACTAGCGAAGATACAAGTAATATCACAATCAACATCAAGCCAATTCAGCAAGACGGAGGCGATGACAGTGCAAATCAACATTGATCTGAATTCAATCGTCCCCAAAGCTTACGCACCACTTTACAATGACAGAACACGCTACCTAACATACAAGGGCAGTCGTGGATCGCGCAAGTCATTCTCTGTTGCCGAGGATGTGATCATGCAGATTATCTTGCATCCCTACGTCAATTGGATTGTGCTTCGCCAATACGCTTATACGAACAAGGATTCGACATATTCAACCATCCAGCAAGCAGCATTCAGGCTGGGCGTTTACGACCTGTTCAAGTTCACACTGTCACCACTAGAAATCACCTTTAAGCCAACTGGCCAGAAGGTGTTTTTTCGTGGAATGGACAAGCCACTGGCCGTTACTTCATTGCAGCCGACAACTGGCGTGCTTGCTCGTGCATGGTGGGAGGAAGCCTATGAGCTGAAATCACTGGACGCATTCAAGACCGTTGAAGAAACCATGCGTGGCGAGATCAACGATCCGGATGGCTATTACCAGTCAATAATCACATTCAACCCGTGGAGTGATCAGCATTGGCTTAAGAGTGAGTTCTTCGATGCAGACACAAAGAACCCACGTTCGAAGTCGTTCACGACCACATATGAGGACAATCCATATCTAGATGATGATTACATTGAAAGTCTACAAGACATGGTTAAGCGCAATCCCAATCGTGCTCGTGTTGCCGTATACGGTGACTGGGGCATTGCAGAAGGGCTTGTGTTTGATGGACTGTTCGAGCAGCGTGATTTCAGCATGGAAGATATTGCCGCATTGCCAAAAGCGGTTGGCCTTGACTTCGGGTTCAAGCACGATCCAACGGCAGGCGAGTTCATTGCAATCGATCAGCAGAACCGTGTCGTGTACGTCTACGACGAGTTTTACCAGCAAGGCATGCTCACACAGCAGATTGCACAGGCGCTGGGCCAGCACAAGGCGTATGGGTTGCCTATCACAGCCGACTCAGCCGAGCAGAGGCTCATTGCCGAGCTGTCCCGGGTGTTTGGCGTGCCCAACATCACAGGCGCTGGGAAAGGCAAAGACAGCGTCTCACAGGGTATTCAGTACATGCAGTCCTACCGCTACATCGTCCACCCGAGGGTGAAGGGCCTCCTGGAGGAGTTCAACACATACGTGTACGCCAAGGACAAGTTCGACAACTGGACCAACCAGCCAGAGGACGCAAACAACCACGGTGTGGACGCGCTCAGGTATGCCATGGAGCAATTCATGTTCCGGGTGGCCAGGCGCTACATGACCAATCAGGAACGCATTCAGGCAGTCAAAAATTCAGGTTTGAGGTGACATCATGGAGAATTTCCAACAAGAAAATATGATCTATCAGGAGGACTTGAGCCAGCTCACCCCAGACCGGGTGATGAAGTTCATCGTCCACCATTCGCAGTACCAGCGGCCGCGACTGGCCACGCTAGACGGCTACTATGAAGGCCACAACGAGGGCATCTTGAAGCCAAATTCGCGGCGGGTTGAGACCGGGAAGTCCGACCATCGCGCCGTGCACTCCTTCGGTAAGTACATTGCTGACTTCCAAACTGCCTACTCGGTTGGGAACCCAATCAATGTGAAGCTAGATAAGGACGATGCAAGGTTCGACCAGATTACCCGCGTGAACGACATGGACGCCCTCAACTACGACCTATTCCTAGACATGACACGCTATGGACGAGCATTCGAATACATCTATCACGGCGAAGATGGGCTGGAGCACTGTGTACGGCTGGACCCACTCGACACCTTTGTCATCTACTCATTGGACGTTGACCCGAAGCCAATCATGGCGGTGCGGTATCACTCGGTGGAGCTAGTCGACAAAGATGAGCACATCAACATCCGTATTGTGCCGGAGACGTGGACGGCTGACGAGTACTGCAAGTACAAGCCGACTGACGCAAACGGCACCATGGACTTATATTTCAAGCAACGGCTGACTACCTTCCCCGTTGTCGAGTATGACAACAACAGGTTCCGTACCGGCGACTTCGAGCATGTCATCTCGCTCATTGACCTGTACGACTCGGCGCAGTCAGATACGGCCAACTACATGACCGACCTCAACGATGCGCTGCTAGTCATCAGTGGCGACATCGATGCGCTATTTAACGGTAGTACGCTTCTAAGCGGTGTCGACCCCAATGATCCTGATGCAATGAAAAAGCTCGCACAAGATAAGCTAGAAATTGCCAAGGAACAAAAAGACGCCAACATGCTACTGCTCAAGTCGGGCATCACAGGCACAGGTCAGCAGACCAGCGTAGACGCCAAGTACATCAACAAAGAGTACGACGTGAGCGGCACCGAGGCATACAAGAAACGCATTGCCGAAGACATTCACAAGTTCAGCCATACACCAGACCTGACCGACAGCAACTTTGCCAGCAACGTCTCTGGCGTGGCGATGAAGTACAAGTTACTCGGAACTGTGGAGTTGGCAGCCATCAAGCGGCGCATGTTTGAGAAGTCGCTCTACCAGCGTTACACGATTATCGCAGCGCTTGAGCACGCGGCTCACACACCGTGGAAGACTGACCCGGACACGCTTAAATTCACATTCCGCGACAACCTGCCAAGCGATGACCTTAGCCAAATCAAAGACCTAGAGGCTGCTGGTGCGACGTTGCCGCAGAAGTACCTCTACCAATTCCTGCCAGGCATCACAGACCCGGCGGAAATCGAGAAGATGATGGACGACCAGCGCGGAGCAGCCGACTACAACGAGGGCTTAGACAATGACGAAGACACCGAAGGAACGCATCAAGGCGTTCGCGGACAAGCAGGACAAGAAGCACCGGCAGATAGCGAAGACAATAACTAAGTACACGGCCGCGTTCATGGCATTCTGGTACGCGTTCAACGAGAAGCACGAAGACTACACACACGCAGACGACTCACGTCCAGCAGACGCCAAACTCAAGAAGCAGGTCGACACTGACGCACGCGAGGCTGGTCTGAAAACACGCCCAGTGGCGAACAATGATGAATTGTTGAGCTACGCCGCTGCCATCTACGCGGGGGCATTAGCGGCCGCTCTGGTGGCATATACGGGTGAGACGCTAAACGGTATAGTGAGTGGTATGGCGGAGCTTGGCGGCCACGTATACGGCGGAAAGATGAAGCCCGACACCACGCTAGTTAACCAGTTACTTGATGGAGCATTGTGGAGCGACCGTATCTGGTCAAATCAAGACGCATTGCGCAGTGATCTAACCAAGCTCATGAAGAATGCGCTGCTAACGCACCACAATCCAATCACCGAGAGCGCCAAGCTTCGGAAGCGGTTCAAGGTGATGCAGTATCAATCTGACCGCATCATCAGAACCGAGAGCTCGCGGGTCATGTCGCAACAGGCGATTGTGAACGCCAAGCAGGCCGGGTTCAAGAAGGTGGTTTGGGTGGCCAACTCTGGAGCGTGTTCCATCTGCGCACCACATGATGGCGATGTATACACCATGGCGCAGGCCGAGGGGCTGATACCAGCGCACCCAAACTGCCTATGTTCATGGGCCGGATATGATGAAGAAGACGAATAACACGAATAACACCGTGACCTGAGCAAGTCCCTAAACTGCTACATCGCAGCGTGAAGGAGAAAGACGTGTGACCGTGGTTGGGCCGAAAGGCGTGGCTGGGGCCGAGTACACGTCTTTTTGTTTTGGGCTGACAAATCAGGAGGAACCACCAATGGCAGAAGAAGCACTCAACAACGACGTAACCGAAGCAAACGACACCACCACCGAGACCACGACTCAGGCCCCACAGACATACAGCCAATCCGAACTCGACAGCACCGCGGACAAGCGGGCAGCCAAAGCGGTCGAAGCGGCTCGTGCGAAGTGGGAGGCCGAGCAGGCCCAGGCACTCGAAGCAGCCAAGAGCGAAAGCGCACGGCTGGCCAAGATGTCGGCAGACGAGAAGGCGAAGGAGCTGGAGAAGCAGCGCCAGGCTGACCTCGACAAGCGCGAGGCAGAAATCAACGCCCGTGAGTTGGCAGCCAGCACCAAGTCACTGCTCGTGGACAAGGGCCTACCGTCAGACCTTGCGGGGTCACTGGTGGCACTAGGCGACGCTGACAAAATCAAGGCCACAGTGGAAACGCTGGGCTCATCGCTTGAGAAGGCTGTCAACGAGCGGGTGGAGAAGCAACTCCAAACCACGCCGCCGAAGAATGGGGCTTCTGCCCTTGGCGATGCCGATGATCCATTCAACAAGATTATCAACTCATACAAGAAAAAATAGGAGGTAGCTAACATGGCTACAGATGCAAACAACAACCTGCCAGTGCGGGTTTATCAGAAACAATTCATCGCTTTGATGCAAACGGTCTTCGGAGTGCAGAGCACTTTCGGGCCAACCTTTGGCGCTTTGCAGACCATTGACGGTGTGCAGAACAACGCCATTGCCTTCTCCGTGAAGGCCAACGATGTTCCAGTCGCAGTGGGCGAATACTCCACCGACAAGGACACCGCATTCGCTGACGGCACCAGCAACTCCAACCGTTTCGGTAAGATGCAAGAAGTCGTCTACGGCGACATCGATGTGCCATACAGCTTTGGCTGGAGCTTCAACGAAGGCATCGACCAATTCACTGTTAACAACGACCTGCCCTCCGCCGTGGCTGACCGTCTGAACCTGCAAGCACAGGCTAAGACCCGTCTTTTCAACACGAAGCTGGGTGCTTATCTGGTGGCAAGCGCCGCCGAAGACCTGGGCGCGGCTGATGACGTGAACGCAATCTTCGAAACGGCTTCCGCGAAGTACACCGACCTCGAAGTTGTTGTGCCAATTCGCGCCTATGTAACCGCCGATGTATACAACGCCATCATCGACCACCAGCTTGTTAGCGGCCTCAAGGGTTCCGCTGTCAATATCGATGACAACGGCATTCTGCGGTTCCGCGACATTGCTGTCACCAAGACCCCGTCCAAGTACATGGGCGGCAAGGCAATCATCTTCACGCCAGACAACATCGGCCGCGCCTTCACCGGGATCAACGTTGTTCGGACCATTCAGTCTGAGAACTTCGCCGGTGTAGCACTGCAAGGTGCTGGCTTGGCTGGCCAGTGGATCAGCACGGACAACAAGAAGGCAATCTTCACCGCCAGCGCGGCCGCTGCGCCTTCTACGTCCACCACTACGACCACCAGCACCAACGCTGCGGGCTAATCAATGACAACTGTCGCCGCAGAAATCAACAATACGGGCAACCGGGCGGCATTTAAGGGGGAAACGAAATGAAGCTAATTCTTTGTCAACCTGCAATCGTGCGGTTCGAATGGGAGCTGGAGGTGTGCCTGACCAACCTCAAGAAGGTGGGGTTTGACCTCGGCGATGTGGTTCTGCTGTTCACGCGGCACGACCCAACCATTCCGGACTACCTCGCCGAGAAATACGGCGTGGAGGTGAACGAGTACGCAGACACACGCGGAGACAAGAGTTACATTCCCTCAGTCAAGCCGTGGCTCTGGTGGCAATACCTGGCGGAAGACTCCAGCCGAGAAGCGGAGGACTACTTCTACTTCGACAGTGACGTCATCTTTCGCCGCAAACCTGACATGCGAAAGCTCAAAGCTAAGCCTGACCGCTGGCTGTGTAGCAATACTAACCACTACCTCAATCTCGACTACATTCGCAGTCGGGACAATGGGGAGGCGGTTCTGCGCGGTATGGCAAGCATAGTCGGGGTCACAGTTGAGTCATTGGAAACCATCAACACGAACTCTGGCGGGGCTCAATGGGTCATCAGCAAGCCGACAGCGGCCTACTGGCGCAAAGTCTATTTTGATTGCAATCGCCTCTGGCACTATCTTGAGGTCACCAACACCAACCTGCAGAAATGGACGGCGGAGATGTGGGCGCAACTTTGGAACATGATGTACTTCAACATCGGGCCCGCCGTTACTGACGAGCTCGATTTCTGTTGGGCTACTGACCCCATCGAGCGCTGGAAGCAGACCAAAATCATGCACAACGCCGGGGTGACACGTGAGGACACAAGCCTGTTCTTCAAAGGCCAGTACACCGAACGCACCCCATTTGATGATGATTTGAGCTTTGTAGACAAGTCAAAGTGCTCATCCGAGTACGTGAAGGCAATTAAGGCGGTGAAATGATGGCCGAAGAAGAACCGAAAGAAAATGCACTGTTGACCAGCATCAAGCTGCGCATCGGCATCGAGGACACCAAACAGGACGCGCTCCTGCTTGATTTGATTGAAGATGCTAGTTCGCGTGTGTTGGCCTACATCAATCAAGATGGCCCCACTACTGATGACCTGCCTAGTTCGCTAGGTTGGGTGGTCAAGGCGGTGGCGATTGAGATGTACAACCGCATCGGTGATGAGGGCAAGGCCAGCGGCACCGAGGGTAGCGTGTCCAATACATGGGCCGCTATTGATCTTTCACAGTACGCTGATGCACTCGACCAGTACCGCAGTTCAAGCCAGCGGCGGCGGCCAGGAATGAGGTTTGTGTGATGAGATACAACAACCGAATTACCTTAATCATGATGATCGGCTCAGCAGACGACCTGCACGGCGCGCCAACGCCAACTGAGGTAGAAGTCCCGTGCCTGACGATTCCTATCACTGACACGCAGGAGCTGGCCGCCTATGGCCTGATGAAGAAGACGGCCTTCGAGGTTCACCTCAAGAATAGTGGGCTGGTGCCAAATCGCGTCAAGCTGGACGGCATTGAGTACACCGTCAACAAGACGTACCTCAATCGCAAGTCCACGGTGCTCATTATCTCTGGGGGTGCTTAGCATGGCGAATAGCGATTTTCACATCGACTTCAAAGGCTTGCCGGAATTGCTCCAGCAGTTTCAAGTTGCCGGGGCAAAGGCTCAACAAGTCACCGAAGACACCATGCGAACAACGTTGGGCAAAGCTCAACAGAGGTCTAAACAACTAGCCCCAGTACGCACCGGGTTTATGCAAAACAGCATTGAGGTCTACATCACTGAGTCCACCAAGGACCGGGTGATGGGCGAAATCAATGCAGAAGCTGACTACTCCAGCTTCAACGAGTTTGGCACGTATAAGATGCCCGCGCGTCCGTTTGTGGCGCCGGCAGTCAAGGCGTCTGCTGACTGGTTCTATACGACGATGCGGCAGAAGCTGGAAGGGCTGGTGAAGTGATGCGAGTAAGTGAATGGTATGAACAGCTTCAAGCCCAGCTCACTAGTGACGGTTTCACCGTGACGTTCATGCAGCCACAGCCGGGCGCAGTCTTGCCTCTGGTTCACGTTGCCGGTCACACAGACGGCGATGTATCGAGTCACAACGGCACGCTCAGCTCCATTGACCAGCAAATTGATCTGTACGGCGAAGTCACCATGTCGCGTGCGGAGTTTGAGATGCTGACCGAGAAGCTCAAGTGGTCGCTTAGCCGGGCCGGTGGCTGGGAGAGTCTGACAACTCAACAAATGATTGACACAAGCACGGGGCGTGATTTATATCGCGCCCTTTTGCTTATCACAAAAACGATTTAGGAGGAATTATCATGCCTGATACACCAATCAACAATGGCGTTCAAATGGTCAAGGACACTCCGGTTCTTGGCAAAGACGTCATGTATTTCATTCAGTCTACCAATCCAGAAGTAGCTCCAGTAGGCGCACCGGCCATTGCACCGGCCCACGTAACCTCAGGCGACACGTCCATCGAAGGCGACCTGACCGATGAACAGACCCACATGGGCCGCATTCTCGGCTACTCTGCCAACGAGGACAGCGTCGAGCTGACCCACTACCTGGTGCCTGGCGACAAGGCCAAGGACATCATCATTGATGCCAAACACAACCACCGCCAGGTCAAGGTTTGGCGGGTCGAGGTAGACCCACGCCTGGCCACCCCAGAAGGCGATGACACCAAGGCATACCCAGCAATGTTCGGGTACGCCGTCGTTGAGTCCGTCGACATCTCAGACGAAGACGGGTTCAGCGAAATCGACTTCACCTTGGACATCATCGGCAAGCTGGTGGACAAGTACGAAGACGGCACCCCGGGAACGTTCCCACTGTCCGACAAGCAGGTCGCCCTGCTGCAGGAGCTGTACGGCTTCGAACGTCCTGGCGAAAAGGCCGGCGAGTTCACCTCTGCTGGCGACAGCGCCACCTCTTCCACTTCAACCACGACCACGACGACCACCGCGTAGTAATAGTCACGCAAACAGAGACGAGTAGGCCACTAGCCGAGCTGAGACGCTAATCAGGAGGAAAAATCATGCTAGGAATCAAAATCAAAGGCACAGACATGCCACTCAAATTCAACTTTGCCGCACTCTACCGGGCGAACAAGCTGTTCAGCTCCGAGCCAGGCAAGGACGATGGCGGCACCACCATTTGGCTGGGGTTTGTCACCGGCGAGACCATGGTGCTCTTCAAGGCAATCAAGTCGATGCTGCCGGACAATAAGTTCAGCGATGATGACATCATCGAAGCAATCGACGACCTGCCGGACCCGGACGCGTTCTACGAAGAAACCGTTGAGGAGCTTCACAAGTCGGCTTTTTTCCGTCGCGAGATGAAACAATGGCTCAAATTGACCGAGAACTACGGAAAAACCTACACCGACAAGAAGAACATGACGGACGAGGAGAAGGTCCAAAAGAAAGGGTTCGAGGATATGCTGGCCGGAGTCAAGAAGAGTCTCTCCTGATTAACTTTGCGCGGCGGGGCATCTTCGACCCTCAGCTTCCGCCGACTCTCTATTTCTGGGAGGCGCGGGGACTACTCGACGGCGCAGCCTTGCGTGAGGTTGACTTGCGGCGTGACCTGCTGGAGCAGGCCGTCAACATTGCCAACATCAGCAATGGCAAGAACCCGAAGAAGGCCGTGCGCAACGGCATGCGGGCCATCGAGAAAGAGGAACGAAGCGTGCTCAATCGTGATGATCGTCAGGTCGGCAAACGGCCGAACATGAAGCTAATTCAACAGGTCAATGAAGCGTTTGGAGGTGACGCGAATGGCTAACGTAGCGGCGACTTTCACCGCAAACATCAGCGGTTACACAAATGCGATGAAGGCAATGCAAGACAGCACGGGGAAAGCAACCTCGGGCATCAAGTCCAAGCTGTCGAGCAGCGGCGGCGGCATTCTCAAGCTGGGGGCACTCTTCGGCGTGGCTGCCAAGGTGGGCTCAGCGGCAATGTCTGCAATCGGCAACGGCATTCGCGGCATGTACACCGAACTGAACGAATCGAGCGCTGCTTGGCAGACGTTCGAGGGCAACATGAAGTTCCTCGGCAAGACGCCGGGGCAGATCAAGACGGTGGAGAAGTCGTTGCAGAAATACGCGCAGCAAACCGTCTACTCAGCTTCCGACATGGCTTCTTCCTACTCGCAGTTTGCTGCGGTTGGGGTGAAGGGTGTCGACGGCTTAGTCAAAGGCATGGGTGGGCTGGCAGCAGCCACTGACAACCCGCAGCAGGCCATGAAGACCCTGATGCAGCAGAGCGTACAAGCGGCGGCCAAGCCAACGATTCAGTGGCAAGACTTCCGCCTCATGCTCGAACAGACGCCAGCCGGTATGGCAGCCGTCGCAAAGCAGATGGGCATGAGCGTCGGCGACCTCATCAAGAAGATTCAGGACGGCAAGGTGAAGACCACCGACTTCTTCGATGCGGTCTCCAAGGCCGGCAACGGTAAGGCCTTCCAGAATATGGCCACCAGCTACAAGACGGTGGGCCAGGCTATGGACGGACTCAAGGAAACCCTGGCGAACAAGCTCCAGCCTGCATGGCAGAAGCTGTCCGCGGTGGCAATCAAGGCAATCAATTCACTCATTGACTGGATCTCGAAGATTGACTTCGACACCCTGGCTGACAAGGCCATCGCCTTCGCCACGGTTGCGGCTAACGCAATCAAGAAGGTAATCGCCGTTGTGAAGCAGGTCTTAGATTTTGTCAACCAAAACAAGGACTGGCTGCTTCCGCTGGTCGCCGGCATCGTCACCTTTGTTGGGGCGGTGAAGGGCATTCTGACCGTCATCACTGTATTCAACAAAATCAAGACCGCCGTCACGGTTGTAAAGAATCTGGGCGGCGTTTTTGGTGCTCTGAAAACTGCCATGGGCTTCCTGTCGCCTGGCGGTTGGATCGTTTCAGGTATCGCCGCGGTGGTCGCGGGGCTAGTCATCTTCTTCACCAAGACGAAGACCGGTCGCAAGATGTGGGCTGGGTTCGTCTCCTTCCTCAAGAGTGCATGGTCTGGGCTCAAGACAACCGCCACCAACGTCTGGAACAGCATCACTGATGCGGTCAGCGGCGCGGTGGAGGGCGTGCAGAACGCCTGGAGCGGCATCACGGAATTCTTCTCCGGTCTCTGGAACAGCATCAAGACCACAGCGGAAAGCGTATGGACCAGCATCACCACGTTCTTTGCTGGCATCTGGCAGGGCATCGTGGACACCGCCATGGGGGTCTGGAACACCTTCGGGCCTGGCCTGACTGAGATATGGAACGGCATCGTTTCAATCGCCACCGGCGTTTGGAACATGCTCAAGGCCGTTATCATGGGGCCAATCCTGCTGGTGCTCGACTTCCTGACTGGGAGCTGGACGCAGATGGGCGCGGACTTGTCGATGATTTGGACTTCAATCAAAGATGCTGCGGCTTCAATCTGGAACGGCCTTGTGAGCTATTTCAGCGGCATTCTAGATGTAATCAAGGCCTATTTCTCAACCGTGTGGAATGCAATCAAGGGCGTTGCCACAAGCGTCTGGAATGGCATCAAGTCCTTCCTGGTCAACCTGTGGAACGGAATTGTCAGCACCGCCCAGAGTGTCTGGAACGGGCTCAAGTCCTTCATGTCTGGCCTGTGGAATGGCATCAAGTCGACCGCAATCAACGCCTGGAACGCCCTCAAGAACGGCGTGGTGTCCATTGCGAAAGGCATCTTCGAGGGTGCCAAGTCGGCCTGGTCCGGCTTCACCGGCATGGTCAGCCGCATCGTCGAAGGTGTGAAGGGCGCGTTTGACGCCCTCAAGCACATCGACCTGCTGGCAGCCGGGAAGGCAATCATCGAGGGCTTCATTCACGGCTTGACTGCCGCCTGGGACGCCGGCAAGAAGTTCGTTGGTGGCATCGCTGACTGGATCCGCAAGCACAAAGGGCCAATCAGCTACGACGCCAAGCTCCTGATTCCCGCCGGGTCTGCTATCATGGCCGGCTTGAATCAAGGCTTGCAAGCGTCCTTCGGGAACGTGCAGAAGACTGTTTCTGGCATGGCTTCCAACATCAGCGCTTCCGTGGCTTCGGTTGCGGGGTCGATGAGCGTTGGGGACATGGCATTTGCCGCGCCTGACGTTAACCAAGGCGATACGGTGCAGTCAATCGACAATTCCGAGCGCGTGCAGCCGACCTTCTACGTGTACAACGAGCTAGTGGGAGACAAGATTCGCACCTCAGTCAAGAAGGGCGACAAGGAACAGCAAATCAACGAAGAGTTTTTCCGGTAAAGGAGGGAGCGCATGGACGCGCTGATTGAAAAGTTAGACGGCTCGCGCTACCTGCTGAGCCAGTACGATGTGCAGGTTACCCAATTCGAGGACGAGCCCATTGAAGGCGCGCGGAACAGCACGCAGCTAGACGCCCGCAATGGGTCAATTGACTTCGGCGGGTGGCACAAGAGCAAGACGGTCGACGTCTCGGGCTACATACACGCTGAGAACATGCTGGCCGCAGACTACGACACCGAGCGGATCAAGGCGCTATTTGCGACGCCTGAGGGCTTCTATATCACACGGCGCATGCCAATGAGCCAGCCGGGGTTTGAACGTCCCGGTGAGCACGTTGGCGGCGCGTATGATCGCGATGAAGACGTGCCAGACCATAAGCGGTTCTTGGTCTACTGCAACTCTCTCGACTTGGAGTTTTTCGGGTCGAACGGTGAAAAGCAAGTGTACAAGCTGACTGCCGAACTCAAGACGCTGGCTCTACCATACGGGGAGAGCATACCGGAGGACATCACAGTGAAAGGCCGTGTGCCCTATGCCGGTACGGTGCCATGCAGTCAGCTTGAGCAGCAGTTTGTGGTTGTATTTACGGCTTCAGCCGCTGCTGACAAGTTAAGCCTCACAATCGGAGCAACAACGCTTGAATTTACGGGCAAGGTGGCCGCTGGTGACGTTTTCCGCTTCACTGGGTTCAGTTATACGCAGAACAGTCTAAACGTTGTAAACGCCACGAATAAGGCGTATTTCACTCTCATTCCTAGCGATGAGAACAAGGTCTCGGCGAGCGTGGCGGGTACGATCCGTGTGCTGCATCACCAAGACCTTTTTGCGTAAAGGAGGCTAATATTTGATTACATTTCAGGATGTGCAGAACGTTGGCCACCAGGCTCAGGCAACCGTGCAGCGGGTCGATGGCGTCAACGGTGAGAAGTCACTGACCGCGATCATCTACTTCGGCGATGAGGTGAAGCAGAACATCTCGCGTGGCTGGTCGCTTGAGTTTCAGGACGAAGAGTACGTGGTCACGACCGATCAGCGGAACGACAAGGACAACACGGTCAGCATCGCGGCGGTGCAGCGGTTCTTCTGGGACATGAAGAAGAAAGGCTTCTACGAGGAATGGGACGGGTCACACCCGTTCAGTTCATACCTAGATGCCATCTTCACTGACTCCGGTTACACCTATGACTCGACTGCCAACGTGGCCGCGTTTGAAAAGGAAAGCTGGGGCCTCAAAGACCGGCTGACCCTTTTCAATGACATCATCGACCAAGCTGGGGTTGAGTTCTATGTTGACGGCAAGGTGGTTCACATCGTGGATCGCATCGGCTCCGACTTGTCTACTGTGGTGCGCAAGCATTTCAACCTAGACACCGCCGAGCTGGAAGCCGACAACGCCGGGTTCGCCACGTATGGCCGGGGCTTTGGTGCCTACACAGACGAAAACGACCACAGCAAAGGCCGGCTGGAGGTTGAGTACAAATCACCGCTCTATGATCTATACGCGCCAAAATTTGGTGCGATTGATCTTAGTCCAGTAGTCGATGAGCGCTACACCATCGCGGACAATCTACTGGCGGCGGTTAAGAAGGCCGTTGACGAAAGCTATGCGTACTCGCTGACCTTGAGCCTAGTCGACCTCCAGAGCGCCGGTTATCCGTACGCGATGGCCAATGCCGGTGACTCCATCACGGTCATAGATGAAAGTATCAACTTCGATGATGATGTGCGCATCGTTAAGGTTACCAGCGACTATGACATCAATGGCAATCGGGTGGACTGCAGCGTGGAGTGCGGCAACCTGTCCTTTGCTTCACAGCAAAAGACTAGCCAAGCAGCGATGGACAACATCATTGCGGGCAAAGCGCCAATTCCGAATGAATGGCTGACGACACAGGTTCAACTGGCCACGAACGACCTGCTGAGTGCCCGGACTGAGCTCCAGTTCACCGATCAGGGCATCATCGCCGTGCAAAAGGACGACCATAACAAAATGGTGATGCTCAACTCCTCTGGTGTTGGGGTGTCGACTGACGGCGGCAAGACCTTCAAGACCGCCATTACGGCAGATGGGGTCGTGGCTGACCGGTTGTACGGCAACTTGATTCAAGGTGTCACGTTCCAGACCACTGAAAAGGATTTCATCATGCAGCTCAGCGGCGGCAGCATGAACTTCTTTAACGGGCCATCAATGATGGGATCGCTTGGGACTACGTTTGACAGGGACACCGGCAAGCCTAACAGCATCACCATCACAAACCGGCCGGGCTATATCATCAGTCTCAATCAAGCGCGTGCAGATGGGTTAAGCGTTCCGGTTTTTCAAATACCGGCCGATTCTACGTATGACGATTCGAAGTACAAGCTATTTGGCAGTCTGATGAGTTCGATTGCAAGTAAGCAGAGTGGTGGCATGTGGATCACACACCCATCGTCAGTCAACATCAGCGGAAACGACGGCGGTGGTAACCAGCTATCCGTTTATGGTGACCATGTGAACGTTTCCGGAAACTTTAACGTATACAATGGCTCGAAGAACGCGGTACAGATGACGCGAGACGGCGCCCGTGCCACGCCTGCTTACGAAACGGCAGAAAACTACGTGGGCGACCTTGGAGAGGCCAAAACGGGCGATGATAGCGCCGTACAGGTGGCCATCGACCCGCTGATGTATGACCTTAGTAACACTGAAATGGGTTATCAGGTATTCATCACACCGTATGCTGACACACGTTTTTGGGTGTCCAAGCGCGAAGATTTGAGCTTCACTGTTCGCTCTGACCAACCGGGCGCCTCCTTTGGCTGGGAGATCAAGGTCCACCGGCGCGGTTTTGAAAAGCAGCGCCTCGTTGATACAAAGGACACTTACAAAGATTTGGAAAAAATGGAGGGACTGATACCCAATGGCAATCAGAACGTACAAAGTTACTCTTGATTCAAAAAATTCTATTGCGCCAGAGCCCGTGTTTTTGCGGCAGGGAGATAAAACTGGCGCCGTGGTGATTGATGCCACGCTGATGGACAATGGCTCTCCAGTGTCACTCAGTGGGCTTACACCAATGTTCAAGGCCAACACAGCTGATGGTCAAGCGGTAATTATTGACAGTACCGGATTTAATATCGTTAATGCCTCTGGTGGTGAATTCACTTATCAAGTACCAAATGCGCTTGCTGCTGTTCCTGGGAAGATCGTGACTGCATACTTTAGCTTTTCAGACGCATCGGGTACCGAATCGACATTTGATGTGGCCTTCATCATCAAGAAAGCAGTAGACGCAACTCAGGCACAAGCTGATGACTACATCACGATCATTGATGGGACGTTGCAATCGTTACAGCAGAAAATCGACGCAATGAGCACTGACGTTCAGACGATTATTAATGCATTTAACCAAGGCGATTTCTACAATCAAGCACAGACTGATAGTAAAGATGCTGCCACTTTGGCGGGTGCAAAGTCATATTCGGACAGCAATTTGGCTAAGGCAAAAGAATACACGGAAGATGCTAATGATTTTGTCCTCGGTGACGGGATGCATTTTGTTGCTCATCGCGGAAACAACGCCGAATGGCCAGAGAACTCTAAAGCGGCATTCCGAACGGTCACCCGCCACTGGGGGATCGAGACAGATATTTCGGTCACCAAGGACGGTTACTGGGTCATTATGCACGACGCTACGGTTGACCGGACGACCAATGGGAATGGGAATATCGCCGACATGACTTTCGCGCAAATCCAGGCGTTGAAAATAGATACCGGGACGAACGTCAGCTACCTCAGTGCGGACGACCTTAAGGTGCCAACAGTCGAAGACTACCTGGGCATTTGCAAGGCCAACAACAAAACTCCCTTCCTAGAAATCAAGCAGGCGACATACACAGACGCCAACTACGACAGCCTGGCTGCGGCTATCAACCAGTACGGCATGGCCAAGTCCATGGTGCTCATTAGCTTCTACTTCGAGGCGCTCCAGGCGATGAAGAAGCGGCTCCCGTGGCTTAACACGAGCTTCCTGACCAACACATACAGCGACACCGATGCCGACAAGGCAGCGACACTGGGACCGAATAGCGGCATCGATGCGGGCGGCTATGCCAACATCACAGCCGAGCAAGTCGCCTATGCGCATAGCAAAGGATTGAAGTTCGGCCTATGGACGCCGACCGATGACACCAACCGAGCCAGCTGGCAGGCAATGGGAGTCGATTACGTCACTACCAACTCAAAGTCCGGCGACCTGAGGTGGGGGGCAATCACTCTTACCGGTGGGTGGACCGCGAGCGCAAATGCAAGGCTTGCCAGACCGTTCGTCGAGCAAGTGAATTTACGTACCGCACACATCGTACTCAACATTACCGGCGGGGACGGCGCGAAGGGAAATTATGTAGGAAACTTACCTGATTGGGCAGTTCCACTCAATGATTACTGGAGCCCAGCTACAGTTCGGACGTCTTCCTCTGTTACCCTCGGGGGTATCGACATCCGCGGAGCTTCATCGGGCAGCGGGTTAGCCGGTGGATTGCAGGCCGGTTATAACTTAGATCAAATGCCCACCGGTTCTAATGGCTGGGTCAACTTCGACGTCACATATAGCTTATAGAAAGAGATGAAGTAAATTGCCACCACACGGAATTGGTGGACTGACCTGGGGGGAGTGGGTTTCGGTTATTGGGATTGTAACCTTCATCTGTACGCTAGTCAGTTTACTTTTCAAGTACGCGGTCTTCGGGCCGCTCCGGACAGACATCAAAGAGCTGTCTAAGTCGATTGTCGCGCTTAATGCTAACATCGCGGAGCTTCGGACAGATTATGCGAAGCTTGACGCGCGTGTTGATGAGCACGACCGTCGACTTGACCGGCACCATGAGCAGATTAAGACGCTGTACAACGAACGGAGGAACAAACAATGACTAAAATTAATTGGACGGTGCGGTTAAAGTCAGCGAAGTTTTGGCTGGCAGCTGTGCCTGCACTGCTACTGGTCGGCCAAGCCTTTGGGTCCGTCTTCGGCTACACCTGGGACTTCGCCGGACTGGGCGACAAGCTCACCGGACTCATCAACGCGGTGTTCGCGCTGTTGACAATCCTGGGGGTCGTTACCGACCCAACCACCGCCGGGCTGTCTGATAGCGAGCAGGCACTGACCTACGATAAGCCAAAGGAGGACGTAGAATGACTATGAAAGGCATCGACGTCGCCAGCTACCAAACGGCGGCTCAAGCCGGAATGTCCGGCATCGACTTCACCATCATTAAGGCCACGCAGGGCCGCAGTTATGTCAATCCACTGTGCAACGCGCAGTGGGACTCGGCGGGGAAGGCAGGCCATCTGCGGGGGCTCTACCACTACGCCAGCGGCGGCGACCCGGCGAAGGAAGCCGACTACTTCATCGCGCAAATCAAGAACTACGTCGGCAAGGGGATCCTGGCCCTGGACTGGGAGGCGGGCGAGAATGCGGCCTGGGGGAGCAAGACCTGGGCGCTGAGGTTCGTCAAGCGTATCCACAGCAAGACGGGCGTCTGGCCAGTAATCTACGTGCAGGCCTCAGCAATCGCCCAGGTCGCTTCCTGCGCGCCATACTGCGGTCTTTGGATTGCTGGCTACCCGACTAATGCGGCCAGCTGGACGGTGCCTAGCTTCAACTACGGTACTGGCGCCTGGAAAGCCGTCACTATCTGGCAGTTCAGCTCTGGCGGCGGCCTTGACCGCAATGTCGCCCACATCGACTCGAAAGACTGGAACGCTATCGCCAAAGCCAAGGCAACCACCAAGGCGGCGGCCAAGGTGACGACCGCTGTCAAGACTGCGGTCAAGAAGGCGAGTTACTCGACCAAGAGGAAGACGGTATGGCGCATGGCTACTGATACCGTCGCCGGGAAGACTGGCAACGGTAAGACGCGGGTCAAGACGCTTGGTAAGTATTATGCGGGTGTACAGGCTGCTGCAAATTATCTGATGCACGACAGCAAGAAGGCAGAGGCCATGAAGATTTTGGCTACTGAGACCAAGAAGGGCGTATTCGGGACGGGATCGACTCGAAAAGCAATCTTGGGCACTTGGTACGATGAAGTGCAAGCCATCATCAATGGCACGACTAAGGTAGCACCAGCGGCACGCACCTACACCGTCAAGTCTGGTGACACCTTATCTGGTATCGGCTCGAAGCTGGGAGTGGCGTGGGCAACGATTGCCAGCAAGAATGGCATCAAGAGTCCATATACGATTTATCCAGGGGAAAAGCTCAAATATTAG